GCGTACGCATTTGACCTAAGGTTTTGCGACACTCACAAATATTAAAGCGTACGCATTTGACCTAAGGTTTTGCGACACTCACAAATATTAAAGCGTACGCATTTGACCTAAGGTTTTGCGACAATCACAAATATTAAAGCGTACGCATTTGAACTAAGGTTTTGCGACAATCACAAATATTAAAGCGTACGCATTTGACCTAAGGTTTTGCTACACTCACAAATATTAAAGCGTACGCATTTGAACATTACACCTAAGGTTTTGCGACACTTTTGCCAAAAGTGTAGGTTACCACTTGGATTTACGAACATTAATTTTCGGTCCTGCCCCTCGTTTCTTTACACTATTCGGATCATAAGTCATCTCTTCGTCATCTGAATTGAAATCTTTGGACAATTCCCAAAATTCTTTGGAACCCAATTTAAAATCCGCGTGGTGCTCAGCTTTATACCAAAAGACTTGATCATGGAGTTTATTAGACTTGGCATTATTATTAATGACTAAACATTCAAAATTTTCCGTACATTGATCCATGACTTGAGCAAAGGATTCAAAGGTTGGAAACATCCCAGCATAATTTTCCCAAATACGTTTCCGGTTGGCAATATAAGGCTCTCGTAAAATAAACACATAATCAATGTTCGTCCGTAAATTCGGGGGGATACCTAAAGGATACTGCATAGTAATGATTAACATCACTTTCCAATGCCGCCCGTTCATGAATAGTAAGCGCATCATTTTGTCTCGTGTCCAGGTAGCATCATATAAACAATCATCTAAGATAACAAACGCCCGTGGGTCAATATTTGATTTTCTATATTGTTCCATTTCTTTCTTCACTTGTTTCAAGACGGTTTTTTGCCTTTTCAAAATATTCTCAATAATCGCGGTATTGTATTCATCGTGAATAAACAGTTTGGGTACATGAGAACTATAAAAACCGTTTCCTGCTTCTGTCCCGGAAATGACCGTGCCAATCGGAATATCTTGATGATAAAAGAGCAAATCTCTGACGAGGTAAGATTTACCTGTATCACGCCGCCCAATTAATACGACGACAGGTCCTTTATTTTCATCAGGTCTAAAACTAATATGTTTCATATCAAATTTTCTCAATTCCAATGTCATTTATATTTAGAGTATTTTAAGATAAAAAGAAATCTTGTCTTCCGCACACAACACTTTTGGAAAAAGTGTCGCAAAACCCCACACTTTTGGAAAAAGTGTCGCAAAACCCCACAATAAATTTATATATAATTTTAGAGGCGTACGCTTATTTATGTTACATCTGTCGTTTTGCGACACTTTTGGCAAAAGTGTGTGTGAGTTAAAATACCATTTTATTAAATATTTAACAGAATTAATGGAGTTCAGTTATAAAAAACACGACAATGAGAAATTATTCAGTACTTTAGAGAAAACCAATTTGGGTATTAAACAACTCCAAAATTACATCCCCCTTTATGCCAAATTTTTTGTTTTAACGGAAAGCAACTGGAATGCGATTAATCTAAACAATGAATGTTATTTAAGCAATATCAACGGTTGTGAAACTGCCAATATCGTAGATGGTGTGCTCAAACATCTTAATGCCAAAAAAAAAACACCACAGAAAGTTTTTTTTAAATATAGTCCTTTGTTAGACCCGATTAAATATATCATTGGTAAATATGATATAACTGACCCGACATTATTACAACTGCCATCTTTTTGTAATCCGGACGCCGGCCAAGAGAAAACGAGAGATAAGAATAATTCGGCATATGTAGATAGTTTTTTCTCTTTCTTAACCAGTAATTTATTGCATAAACACGGTTTCCTGAACGGAATTGATTTTTATGGGTCTTTTCTCTCTATAAAAGAAAAATACCCTGTAAATATTTACGATGATATTGAATATATTGATGACTTTGACTTTTTCCATAAAAATAAAGATGTTTTATTTACTGTAGATGAAAATTACAAAGACATTGTTGGCAGTGATACCAGAAATTATAAAGAAAAACTAAATTTTGGAAATAATGACGAAGTGCCTTTACAATTATCAGATATCAGTGAATTGATATGTATGGACACGGATATGGCTATTTTAGCAGGTCAAGTGCAAAATGTCAGTGTTAACGCGACTGCAACAATACCGGATGTGATTTATGAGTGTTCCCTAGAAGATAATGTGAAACGTTCTTCTCTCTCAGCGTCAGCATCAGGAGCGCACTCGTCATCGTCTTCAGCTTCGTCTTGCTCTTCCCGTTCTTCAATTTCATCCAAAGATGAGAGAGAAGACATGGATATTGACAATGTCAAAGATGATGACGATGACAATGTCAAAGATGATGACGATGACAATGTCAAAGAAGAAGATGACAATGTCAAAGAAGATGATGATGACGCCATGTCAGAGGACGAATCTATGGATGATGATTATTCCACAGTCAATGGTGAAGAAGTTTTAGTACATATCAAAGAATTTCCGGTGCAAACTATCGCCCTAGAATGCTGTGAAGATACCTTAAATTCTCTTATTGAAAATGATGAGGAGCCCTTAGAAGAAGATGAATGGGAATCTATTGTCTTGCAAATCTTAATGTCTTTAATCACGTTTCAAAATACTTTCCATCTCACCCATAACGATTTGCATTCCAATAATATTATGTATACTTGCACCGAGAAACAATTTCTTTATTATAAAGTGGATGGTAATTATTACAAAGTACCGACATTTGGCCGAATCTTCAAAATCATTGATTTTGGTCGCGCCATTTATAAATTTAAAGGCGAACTGATGTGTAGTGACAGTTTTCATCCCAAAGGCGATGCCGCCACGCAATACAATTTCCCACCTTATTTCAACCCCAAGAAATCCGTGATTGAGCCGAATTTTAGTTTTGATTTATGCCGGTTAAGTTGTTCCATTTATGATGAATTGGTGGAAGATATCAGCGAAGAACCGTTGGTGACCGCGCCTATTTTCCGAATTATACTGGATTGGTGTAAAGATGACAAGGGTCGCAATATTATGTATAAGAAAAATGGGGATGAACGTTATCCGGATTTCAAACTCTACAAAATGATCAGTCGGAAAGTTCACAATCACGTGCCCTTGAATGTCTTACGCAACCCGTATTTTGAGAAATACAAAGTGACTAAGAAAAAAATGGGCAAAGATAAAACAATTATAAATATTGATGAGATACCATGTTATGTATAGTATATAGCATAACGTATAGCATAACGTATAGCATAACGTATAGCATAACGTATAGCATAACGTATAGCATAACGTATAGCATAACGTATAGCATAACGTATATACATAGCATATAATGTATACCATAATGATTTAAACATTTCATTATTAATAATAATAATAATAAACATAAAATGTTTAGATTCTGCTTATTGCTCGCACTGTGTCTGGGTCGCATGGAGGCCCTCACAATTGAATTAAAGAAAGACAATTTCGTCAGCCTGCGCGAAACGATTGATCAATCCGTGTCTTCGCGCTTGTTAGCCAAACTAAATTTGATTGAAGCGAAGCATGACACCCTTTATCTGTATATTAATTCGCCCGGCGGTGATGTAATGGCAGGTTTTGAAATTATCAATTATATAAAGAGTTTACAAGAACGGTCCAAAGCAGTGATTTGCATTGCGCATAACGCCATGTCCATGGCCTTTGCAATTTTTCAATATTGTTCAGAACGGTATATCTTATATTCTTCTACCTTAATGCAACACCAAATGTCGCTGAATGCCAAGGGGAAATTATATGATCTTAATGCACGCATGCAATACCTCAATGTCATTGAACACAAAATAAATCATGACCAAGCCTCGCGCTTGCATATTTCCGTGGGGAATTTTACACGATTAATTCAAAACGATTGGTGGTTATATGCCGAAGAAATTCTGCAAAATAAAGCCGCCGACAAAATGGTGACACTGGCTTGCGCATTTGATAATTACGACGAAAATGTTGTTATTCAGACGTTGTTTGGAGATGTACACGTGAAATATTCCGCGTGTCCTTTAATAAATTACCCCATCCAAGTAACATTTCCAAATATAAATTTATCCGAGGGGAATAAACTGGAATTTATGAATAAACACGTAGATTTTATGAAAGTCCATTACACATTGTAAGTAAGAAAGCGTTGCCCATCTGCCATCCCCTGTTCCATAAGTTTCGCTCTCGCCTCGGCGGTGTTTATCGCCGTCAGCCATTGAGTGAAACCCGTCAACCCTTCCACTCTACAGTGAACAATGTTTTTGATCTGGACCTGTTTTTCTTCGGTGCAAATCTCCCATTGCATTTTTTTGGTGAGAAAAACCATATAATCAATAATGGTGGTTTCCGGTGTGATTATGTTCTTGACAACATTTTCTTCGGTTAACCAAAGATGTTTAAAAGCGAGCACTGCTGTTTCATCGGAACCTGTTTGTGCCAAACAATCATTTAAAGGAAAATTATTTAATAATCCCCCATCAATAAAACAATCCCCATCTATACACACTGGTTTAAAGGCCAAGGGATAGGACATACTCATACACAAGGCTTTTATGACTGAGATCGTGGGATGAGTTGTGTGCGAGAGATCCACCTTAGTTAAATGCGCTGCATTGATATTTGTAGTATACAAATGAATATCAATATGATTAAACTCGTAAAGTTCTTGCAAAGTACATTGTTCTGGTAAATCTTTGGCTTCTAATAAAGGTTTCAAGGATTCCAAGACAATTTTCTCTCCGAGTAAACCTTTTTGTTCATAGACATCCCAGAAGCTTTGGGCTGTCAAGGCAAATACTTTCTCCCAAGGGCGTTTCAGAATATAATCGTCTAACCAGGTCCATTCGTAACCCAGGGAAAGTACGATCGCCAGATAAGCCCCAATGGAACACCCATACATGCTCTGAATATTCGTCAACGTCCATACGTTTGCTTGCTCCAGTTCTTTCGCTGCCCCATATGCAATTAAACCGGCGGGTCCGCCGCCACTGAACACAAGGTGTTTTATTTGCGTTTTGTTATCTACTTGCGTTTTGCTATCTACTTGCGTTTTGTTATCTACTTGCGATCTTGCCATATATAATAGGTTTATTAACTATATTTTTAAATATATATACACATTAATGGATACTATTTTTACCTTAGGTGATGACCACGATGAACAAATTAAATTGAATTTAGATGATTTATATGAGAGAAAACAGCAACATGATTTAAATACACTGGCAACGTATAATAAAATCCTGAACCGCATTCACAATAAAATTAAAACGGTCTCGCGTCAACATATTATTGATCAACATTGTTGGTATACAATTCCTGAAATGATTATTGGAATCCCACGGTATGACCATGGAGCCTGTACAGCCTATATTATCCACAAATTACAAGAAAATGGGTTTGTCGTGCATTATACCCACCCTAATTTAGTGTTTATTTCCTGGAAACATTGGGTACCGAGTTATGTGCGGGCCGAAATAAAGAAAAAAACCGGTGTGGTCGTGGATGGAAATGGTAAACCTATAGAAAAAGACGATAATGGCAACAGCGGACCAGTAGATTCAAATGATCCCAATGAATTAATTTTTCACCGGTCTGGCGCACCGAACGTTGAACAAAAGGCTGGCAAAGAATACAAGGCAATCACCTCTTACAAACCCAGTGGTCTCATTTATAATGAAAGCTTGTTGAGAAAAATAGAAGATAAAATACACTTTTGAAAAAAGTGTAGCAAAAACTTACTTTTGTTAAAAGTGCAAGTGAAATAGGTTTTGGCAAAAACTTACTTTTGTTAAAAGTGCAAGTGAAATGGGTTTTGGCAAAAAACTTACTTTTGTTAAAAGTGCAAGTGAAATAGGTTTTGGCAAAAAACTTACTTTTCTATAGAGGCTTTTCTATAGAGGCTTTTCTATAGAGGCTTTTCTATAGAGGCTTTTCTATAGACATTTTTTCTAGAAAAATATGTCTGTATATTAAATGTTAATTATCTGTGAACCAAGATTCACATATAGATATGAAGAAATTAATGAAGATGTTTTTTTAACAGTAAATGACGCAGAAAATCAAACACTTTTACGCGCTGAAATTGTACAAACTTTATCCGATTTATTCCAAGATAAAAACGGACAAATTAAAACCTTGAATAAAAGTGTCTATGGCATAACTGTTCCTGATGTGGATGATAATGACGACGAAATACAATTATTAAATGAGTATAATGCGCAACAAAAAAACGTGGACGTTCGTTATCAAGGTAAAACCATTAATACAACACTGCAATTTTACACATTTATGAATAGAGGGCAATATCCTAAAAAAATGGTTTTAACCGAAGCGCAAGTGCAAGAATACCAAGAAAATAACACAAATTTAAGTGGTTTGAAAAAATTAAATAATATGATGCTCTCTTCTGCCGATTTAACTGGTATAAATTTTGATGGTTCAACCATTAGTCATTCTAATTTTTATGATACGATCTTAGTCGCCACGCAATTTACAGATACCACTATAAATAACAATACAACTTTTGCTGAAGCGGATATGCGTTATTCCACTTTTAATGTAGCCAGCTTAACAAACGTCAATTTAAATAAGGCAGATTTAAGATATGCAGAGTTTCAAGGCGCCACGTTAACCAATGTGGATTTATCGGGAGCCGATTTAAGACATACGGATTTATCAAATGTCACCTTCGCAGGCAATTGTCTACTTACCGGTGCAAAATTTGTAAATCTTACGGACGTAGTCGCTAATCTATATGCTTATCCGCCAGGGTTATTTGACAATGTTGTTGAAGAAGACGAAAGTGAAGTAGAAGACGAAAGTGAAGTAGAAGACGAAAGTGAAGTAGAAGACGAAAGTGAAGTAGAAGACGAAAGTGAAGATATAGGCGATGTAGATGAATCGTCTTTCTTAAAAGCCAATGAAGCGATTTTTTCTTCAGCAAATGTTAAACCAGGTGATGAACAAATAGAAGATGAGGCTGAAGAGTATGAAGACACTATAAATACAAATCCACCCGTTTGCGCGGATGTAATTAATGGTTATGATATAAATATACAAGCGTATTTAGCTAAAAATGATGCGAACTTTACTATCCAATTACCCAATAGTGATAAATATGAATGTGTCAATTTAAATGATATTAAACGCTACCATATTAAAAATGATAAATCAAATACCAAATATTTTAATTATTTCTATGCTTGTAACGGCGATACGCCCTATTATGCATTTACTGAAGCTAACTATATACGTAGACAACCTTATATACGCATTGGCTCCTTCAGTTTGCTGATTGAAAAACCCGAATGGTTTCCGCAGGCTGAATATCCAATTTATCGCAACTATAAATTAGTAAAAACCGGTACAAAACCCGCTTTTGTTAGTGAAACCATGATCCGACACGGCGAACAAGGTGATCACGATTATATATCTAGCGAATGGCATTGCAATGCTGGACAGATGGATGTCTATAAATTAGAACCTATTATGGAAGGTGGTGAGAGAAAGCGTAAAAAGAAAACCTATAAAAACCGGAATAAAACTAAGAAAACTAAGAAAAGACAAGGAAAACGTATTCATAAAACACATACTCAGAACACACATACTCAGAACACACATACTCGGAAAAAATCACATAAACGAATATTACCAAAAAAAAGGAAACAGACTATAAAGAAAAATAAAAAAACATTTATAGCATAAAAGTATATAAATAACTTCTATAATATTATATTATAGAATGGACTTTAGTCAAAACGTAGCGTTTATTGACAAGATTGACAAATGTATCAAAGAAGTAAGTAAGGATGGCAAGTTGGATAAAAACGATATACCAGCGATTGTCCTTTTAATAACTGAATTGATTATGGACTCTAACACGACTGCAAGTCGCAAAAATATCCCCACTACAGAGCAAATTTCTGCGAGTATTGATAGTTTATACAATTATATCATGACACATTATAAATTGTTCCCGGAGGATGAACAACAAAAGACGGCATTCAAGGCCATGTTTGATATCTGTGTCAAATTGGCTCTTTTTCAACCCAACGCCAACAAAGGCGCCAAATCCTTATTTGCGTGCTTGTGCGGGGAAAAAAAGATTAAATCTATCTAACATATAACCCTATGTTCTTTTATCCACTATATATATATTTTACAAAAGTATATATATATATTTTACAAAAGTATATATATATATTTTACAAAAGTATATATATACAAATATGCCCGCATTATTATTTCCGTCTATCCTTATTACCTTATTATTTTTTCTCGCCGGTTTCAATAAGATAAAGGAATTTAGTCAAGTGTCCAATGGATTAGCGCAAAAAACAAGGCTACCTTTATTACTGAGTAAACTTGTTATTGTAATGGTTATAATAATAGAAATTGTAGCCCCTTTTATAATAACTGTATCAGCATATTATCCATCTGCGAGAATGGAAAAGTATGCCAAATTATCTATACTGACATTAATTGCATTCACTATATTAGCCACGTTATTATACCACTTTCCGCCTTATGGTGCCAATGCTTATTCGTTCATGTCAAATATCTCTACCATTGGTGGTCTAATGTTACTTTATAATTATTAGTAATGTATTTTGCAAAACAGGTTTTACTTGTACCCGTTTCACTTGTACCCGTTTCACTTGCACCCGTTTCACTTGCACCCGTTTCACTTGCACCCGTTTCACTCGTAAGAATTTGCCACACTTTTATAAAAGTGTTTTTTCATATACACTTTTATAAAAAAGTGATTTTTGACACACTTTTTTCTAAAAAGTGTATATGAAACACCATTTACGTATCATCACCATAAACATGTGTAATGAAAATCCAGGGAAAAAATCTATTTTAATAAATAAGTGGATCAACATTCTAGCCGAGATCAAAGGTGATGTCATCTTTCTGCAAGAGATTGCAGCCTATAATTTGGAAAAACTAACCAACGCCCTCAATCTAAAATTATTAAACATTAATAATGCCGAAGCCACCTGCGTACTTATTAACCCCTATAAATTAACCATTATTGACAATAATCACGTAAAAGTGAAATCTACTCTGAAACCCATTTATATTGGCGGGATTCATTTAGACGATGTGCCATCTATCCCCCACCATCTAAATCAAATGACCTATAAATCCAGCGAAACCATCCCCCTCAGTTACAGTTTAAACCGGCTCTTGAAACTCTGTGCCAAACGGCGCCTGCCTCGTATCAAAGAAGAAATGGAGGAACTGAAGCGAAACGACCGGGCCATTATCGCAGGTGATTTCAATGAACCATCCCATTTGGACCTCCCCGATATTAAATTACCGATTTCCAAGGAGTTTCTCAAGCACGGTTTCGTAGATTCGTATCGCCAAATGAATGGCTCCAGCCCTGGCTACACCTGGCCCGCAGGCAAGTTTTACCAAAAAGAGCCCGTCCAGCGGGTGGATATTATTTACATAAAAAACCTGAAAATCGTCGCGTCAGATGTGTATGACGAGGGTCCCAAGTGGCTCAGTGATCATAAAATGGTCATTACGGATATTGTCATCTAAACGGCCGGGGCCTTAAGTATTTGGCCTTAAAAGTATTTAAAGCCGCCGCTCTCTACTATAATAAGTAAAACAACTTTACTTCAACCTTCCTGTAGCTCAGTTGGTAGAGCAACGGTTTGTAGTGGTTATATACAATACACCGTGGGTCTCTGGTTCAAATCCAGGCGGGGAGAATATTACATTTTCTTGAATGAAAAAATGTAATGTGAAAATATAAAATGTAAAATATAAAATATAATTTTTTTATCTGTGTCAAAATACTTATATGTTGAAACTATTCAAGCACCATCGGCGGATTTAATTCCAAAATGTCTTCTAATTTACACCAGCGGACCACACCCTGAGTTTTATTATAACAGTGGATTTTATCAATACCTTCGTTGTCAGTGTAGATAAAGGGATTATAAACTTCCCAACCGCTTTCAATGTCTCCAGATGTACGTCTTATTTGAATATTCCGATTCTTCAAATAATTAGCTTTGCCATAGGCCACATTATTCATCCAATATTCTCTCGCTTCATCGGCGGACGCTTGACAATTCTTACAATAAATATAGCCGATTTTCTCTTCTAAATGAACATAGTTCATATACGAAGGACCTTTGGGATCTTCACAAAACATGCAATTGTCTTGGGTATAAATCATAACTAAACGAGTGGGAATGACAGAGTTGGATATCATTGTAGCCTCGGCCATTTACCTTACTTGTAGTTGGTCAATATAATAAGATAACTTTTCAATTTTAATATTTATCAAAGGCTTTTATATTTATAGAGAGAAGAGAAGAAAATAAAACGGTCCGAAAATAATAATAATAATTAAGAAAAATTAATCGATCGATAGAAATTTCTGAAAAAAAAAGAAGTTTTCAGGTCTGGCCGACTTTTTTCAAAAAAGGACATTTTTAAAATGTCCAAAAACCAAAAGTGCCTTTTAAATTGGCAAATTTTTTTTTGAAAAAGTGGTTTTGCTTGGAAATGCTCTGAAAACTGACGTAGTGAAAAATCAGTTGTGACCATAATTTTTTTTAATAATTTATGGAAAAGACTTAGGGATTTATTTATGTTGCTTAAGTATAGCAACACAATGGCGGCGTTAAGCAACACCGAAAATCCCAAATTTACGTGCGAAAAATGTCAGACCATAACCAATAACAAAAAAGATTACAAAAAACACCTCTTGACTAGTAAACACCTTAAAATGGGAAATCCGCAACAAATTTTGCAGAAAAAAGAAAAAAAATCCCCGCTGCTTAACTGTAGCAACTGTTTAAAACAATATGAAAGCCGTTCCGGCCTGTGGCGCCACCGTCGGGTATGTGCGACAACCTACGATGACCCCGGCAATGTCATTTCAACTGAAATCACACTCGCGGCCGACGAAAATGAACGCGCTGGCGACGAAAATGAAAACGCGATCGTTTGCGCTACAGATGCAATACAATTACATATATTTGATAAATCCTCTAATGAAATTAAGGTGCTGACGAATCTAGTATTGGAAATTGTGAAAAGCAATAATGAATTACAAAAACAAAATACGGAAATACAAAAACAACATACCGAATTACAAAAACAAATAATTGACGTCTGTAAAAGTCCCACTATAACAAATATGAATATCAATTCTAACAACACCAATCACAAAACCTTCAATCTCCAATTCTTCCTGAACGAGCAATGCAAAGACGCCATGAACATTAGTGATTTCGCCAATTCGTTTGACCTCCAGCTGTCGGATTTAGAAAGCGTCGGCGAACTTGGTTACGTGGAGGGGATTACCAAGATTATGGTAGATAAACTGAATAGTATGGATATATATAAACGCCCCATCCACTGTAGTGACGCGAAGAGAGAAATTATATATGTCAAAGATGAAAATGTTTGGACCAAAGAAGCGAAAGACAATCCCAAGCTCCGCCAGGCCATTAAAAACGTCTCGTTTAGAAATATGAAACTGGTTTATAATTGGAGTAATAAATACCCCGAAAGCAAAGATAATGAATCGCGCTTGAACGACAAATACATGACACTTGTGATTGAATCCACCGGGGGCAAAGGACCTATTTTAGAAAATGAGAATAAAATTATTCGGCGCATTGCCCGGGAAATTGTAATTGGGAAAAAAAACAACCTGACCTAGATAAAAATATAATCCTGGCACCTAAACTAATGCGTTATTGGCCAATACATCGGCACGTTTGTTTTCTGTGCGATAAACATGTTGAAATTCCACTACACCCAGGCGTTTTACTAATAGACTTGCTTTTTTGTATAGCGGCAGTAGATTCGCTGAATTCACCTGATAAACCCCTTGCATTTGTTTAATTACGAGTAAACTATCCCCTTTGATCATCAAATTTGGTAAATTTTGTTTAACAGCTTCTTCTAAGCCTAAAATTAATCCCATGTATTCAGCATAATTATTGGTTTGTTTTTCGCCGACAAATTCCGAAGAAGACCAAATTTCAGTAGATTGTTTATAGATCACGGCGCCGGCCCCCGCTTTTCCAGGATTCCCTTTACTACAGCCATCAAAGCACAGCATATATTTATCTATACTGTCAGCGATAATCGGTTCGGTCATTTGTTTATATTACTATTATTGGCTTCTCTCTTAATCAATTTTCTATTATATGTTTATTCTGATTTTTTATGTGATTACCGTATTTATCTTAACTTGTTTCGGTGCAATAGTCACATCATCTTTTGGTATAACAACATTCCTTTTCACATTCTGGCGTTGTAAGAAACGCATGGCCAACTGGGGCAACACTGCCACATTATTCATATATGTTCTATATTTAAAACTACACACTGTAGTCGCCTTGGCAAACTGCATCGTATACCACCAATATGCTGGAATAAAAATAATCTCTCCTTTTTTCAAAATGACTTCCAGACATTTCACTTTATCAAAATCCGCTTGATAGGCAGATTGAACTTGCCAGGGATTCACTGGTGACCGAAATTCAAAGTTCTCATAGTCTTTCACTGTAGACAAATATCGCCCACTTTTGGGGGGCGCCAGCTTTAATTGCACTTCACCTTCAGTAACTAAAAAAAAATTCCGATAATTAACCTCATACCGGAAAGGTGTCTTACACTGCCCCGAGGCCAACAGAATATCATACAAACAATTTGACACCATCGCTGGCCGTAGAAATTCGTCATTGTAGGCAAACACTTTGATCAAACCGGTTTCTTCCAAGAAGTCCGAATTATTCTCACTGAGGTATTGGGATTTTTCATCGTCACGCAAGACTTTTAAAGCAGACGAAACCGCTAAAGGGATATACAGTTCACTAATATTCATATTATTCACATTATTGTCTTCATCGCCGCCATCTTTGACATTGCGGATTTTTATATCAAAAGCGCCATAAGTATCTAAAATCGCCCCTCTGACACAAGATTCATTTAAACGGATATGGTCAAACGCGAAGACAACGGGTTGCCGCAAATCACAAATTTCTTCTAATTTGGTTTTGGAGGGTAAATCAATCTCGTAGAGTTCTAAATCCTCGCTTTTTTTTAAATGGAAATACACATGGGTATAAATAAAAAGAACTAGACAAAATATTAGCGTGCTAAATATTATATTCATAGTATGACTAATAATAAAATATAATAAAAAAAGCATAGTTTTACACAACACCTTTTGGGAAAAGGTGTTTTTTGGCTACACCTTTTCCCAAAAGGTGTAGTTTTAAAAGGTTGTATCATCATCTCTTACCTTCGGTGCCAAATGAATAATCACATTGCTGTCATCCAGTAAATCATAGCGCATGGTCATTGGTTTATCTTTGCTAAAGCCCATATTAATTTCGCTAGCCAGTTTATTAAACTGACACATCAAATGAATGTATTTTAAACTATAAGCTTGGACAAGTGAACTTGTGTTTTCCGCAATGGCGTACTCGTTCAAATCGTCAATTTTCATAGCCACCTTCATAGACCCTTCATTCCCCGAAGATTTCATATCAATCTTATCTTCGTTGAAGGTCAATGTCAACGTCTCATCAAAAATCATTAATTGGTTAATCAAATCGCACAAAGTTTTGGCTTCAATGGTCAAGTCAATATCTGTATCTTTAATAGAATCCGTATTCAAGACATCGTGGTCAATATTAATGAGCGGCAATTCAAAATACTTACAGGTTTTCCCACCATTAAAGGTAATAAAGATTTTGTCTTCATCGTTTTTTTTAAGTTCAATGTCAACTGTTTGTTCATCTTCGCGTGCATTCAAGACCTTGTAGAACATACTAATATTCAGACTCACATTGGACATATCAGTCGCCTCGTTGAAATAATATGCTGTAAACCACCCTTTGTCTAGGGTACATTCAAATAAGGCGCAATGCCCATCATCCATGCATTGGATGTATAAGCCTTCAGGTTTTATATAAATCACGACATTGTCGGTGAACGGTTTTAAATGGCAAAAGATGGTGGCCAATTTGCCAATCTTACGTGTATCTTCCAAAGTAATCTTCATTTTCTTAGTATAAGCTGTATATACTATTTAGTGTATGATATATATAAATCAATTTTATATATATATATAATTATTTAATTCACTATAGATAACTTTATATTATCAGACTCTGATCCAGATGCAGAGTCATCCGTAGGTTCAGATGCAGGCACAAGCGGAGCAGGCACAAGCGGAGCAGGCACAAGCGGAGCAGCAGGCACAGCAGGCACAGCAGGCACAGCAGGCACAGCAGCAGCTAATATCACCTTTGATAAAACAGGCTCTACTTTCTCTCTAATATATTGTTTAACACTAGCTATTTCTTTGGTAAAAGTTGAAACAATTGTATTTAGTTCGGCAAGTCGCTGTTGTAAAGCGTTAATATCTGCAGCGGTATTAGCAGACGTATTATCACACGTATTCGCAATTGTTTTCTTTCCATTAGTCATCAACTCATTCTTTAATGTTAAAAATTCGGTTTTCATTGTTAAAAAATCCACTTTATGAGTTAAAAAATCCTGCTTACCATTGTCACTTTCTAATTCCTGTAGTCTAAACTCGTGTGATTTCAATATTTCCATCGGGTTGGGCATATTGGACATTGGTTGACGGGCAACGGGTCGCGCTGCGAGAGAAGTTTGCTCAGGGGGAGGCAAAGATTTACCTTGTCCGTTAATTTTCACTTCATTGCCCGAACGTCTATTTTTTGCAGCAGATAAACCGGCAGTTCCACTCATTATGAAATAGAATAATAGTTTATCATTAAGTGATTTTACGCATAAAATATAGTATAATATAAAATAATAGACCTTACTTTTAGGAAAGGCAATATAACTAAATACAAAGGGCCAAATGAAATAGGGCCAAATGAAATAGGGCCAAAATGAAATAGGGCCAAAATGAAATAGGGCCAAAATGAAATAGGGCCAAAATGAAATAGGGTCAAAATGAAATAGGGTCAAAATGAAATAGGGCCCAATTTAATTTCTTTTTATAAATCATATATGGATAAATTAAATGAAGCCGATTCAGAAAAATCTTCCTTAGGGTTTTTTAAATATGTCTTTAATTTTGATGAAGAGAATAAACATAATTTAATGAATATGGTCCAGTATACGCTCTTATCCATTATTCCAGTTATCATTATATTGCGCTTAATTAAACATATTGTCCCAGAAGAAGATGAAACTAAAGGAAGTTTAGAAATTAGTATTGAATGTATTGGCCAAATTATTTTGATCGTGTTGGCCATCTGGTTTACCAATAAAATTATTCGTTATATCCCGACCTATAGTGGGGAATATTATGGCAAGTTTAATGAAACTAATTTCATCATTCCCTTTATTATTATCTTAGCAACAATGCAAACAAAACTCGGCGCGAAACTTAATATTTTAATTGACCGCGTCATTGATTTATGGCGCGGGAAAAAAGAAGGCCAGCAAAACCAAGGACAAGAACAAGGGCAACAAGGGCAAGGGCAAGGGCAAAATGTAGTGCGCGTCTCCCAACCATTTGCTGGGGGCGGCCAACGCCCTGTTACTCAGGCGGACTATTTAGATCGCTCGCAATTATTGCCTTCCAACCCCCAATTAAGTGCAATGCCGAACCAACAACAAAACCCGAATTTTAACAGCATGTACCCGAATAATCCCACACCGATGCCAGGGGCAATGCAACCCGGTATGATGATGGAACCTGTGGCAGCCAATGAAGGTGGTGGCTGGGGCAGTGTATGGTAATTTACAATATAAAAAAATATAAATAATTATTGTTTATATTTTTATAATTAGTTATTTTGCAAATGCTATTTTTCTTCTGCCACTTCGTCTAGTATTTTTTCTTCTACTACGTCTGCTTCTGCCCCATCTTCTTTCTTCGCACTTTTTTTCTTTAGAATAGTAAATGTATATTTCTTTGACGAAATGCTCCACGCTTTATTTACATAAGGAGCCGTTTGGTTATAGGTTAAGCTAATGGTTTTAAATTGTTTATTACAATACTCTCGCAATTTATGGTATTCTTCAACCCGCTCTAAGCATTCTTGTTCAAAAGTGGCGCCCGTTGTATTCTTACTTTGTAATAATTTCGCAAAGAGTTCAATCCCCACCACGCTAAATAATTCATACAAATGCAGCATTTCGGTTAATTTTTTTCGCGCGGCATCATTCTTATAAATTATTTTCGCCAGCTCTTCTTTAGAGATGTGTTTCAAAATATATTTACAACGGACTTCTTCAAAATCCGATAAATTACGGATTTGATTGCGGGCTCCTGCCAAGTCCACGCGGGTAATGTGGGATACAAAACGATGAATATCACATAAATGCGTCCGCAGTTCTATCGTCGTATCTGGTATGAGGCGACCGCTGTTGATTTTTCGCAAAATAGAGTTGCTTAAATCATGCCATTGGCAAATGCCGTCACACGCACCTCCCGGTACATCCCCTGCCACGCGGGGCACCGTGCCGCCGGTCGCAGCCGCATGAGCCTGCTGGTATTGATAAAAGTGCGGGTTATGGATCACGCCATTATCTACTAAACCCGTGCGCCAGCTGAAGGCTTTATGACAGGTCGGACACCACATTTGGTCACAGCCACTGATTTTAGAAATGCGTGTCCCGCAGGTCGGACACGGCTTTGTCTCTTTTTTAATCAGTTCCGCGCTTTGGACGTTTTCTTCTTTGCACGTATGAGGATCATCTTTATTGTGGCCGATAATTTCGTGACAGTCCGCGCAGGTATGTAATAGGCATAAATCGCATTTATAATGCGACGAAAGATAACCCCGGCAATCACTGTTGGGGCACGGCATAATAAATTTCCGCCGTTCTACGGACGTATCGGCTTTGCCTGTTTTGATGACATTTAATTGCCGGTGCGATGCATACAGTTGCGTTTGTAATGCATCTAGGATTTTCCGGACATCTCTGATTTGGTTATTTATATTGGCTGTTATGGCTTTCTGTGCTTCAATCCGGCTATAGCGTTCCGCGGCTGGCATTGTTTCGGGCATTTTACTAATTTCGCGGTCTAGGAGCAGCGTGCGCCGGTGAGTCTTGTAATCGGTGATAATAAAGGAACGGTTTAAATGGTTGACAATAAATTGCTCGGTCCAGACTTTTTTGCATTCCATACAATGGGGATCCGTGGTGGTGTTCAATAAATAGGTGCGAATACAGGCTTTACACGCGCTGAAATGGCAATCGCCATATTCACAGGGAATTTGTTTTAAGGTGCTATTATTGTATTTTTCTGCGCAGACGGCACAATCTTTTTCTTGAGCGATAGTAGTTGAGGCATCGGTATTAGGGGTCGCCATTTATATATACTGTATCTTTTATCTGAATCTCTATATTAACGAGAATAAATCAATTTTATCGTAAAATATATATACTTTTTAGAAAAAGTATGTTTATAATATAAAATTGATATCTTTTCTTAAACTACTCTAGTAATCAAATCATTAGACAAAAGAAAATGGCCTCTGTTAAAAGCTCATCCTCATCATATTCATCGGAAGAAGAATGTGATGACATTTACGAAGATAAGTATGCGGGACAAATTGACAAATCAGTAAAATGTAAGCAATTTATAAATAACGTGGCAGTTGCAAAAGGGCAAGCGAAGCAGGGGCAAGCGAAGCAGGGGCAAGCGAAGCAGGGGCAAGCGAAGCAGGGGCAAGCGAAGCAGGGGCAAGCGAAGCAGGGGCAAGCGAAGCAG